GGTAACTCAAATCCTGAGCCTTCGTCCTGTCAGCCTTTATGTGACCACAGTCACGGATCACGTTCTTGTCGATGTACTTCACCGGGAACAATGATTCCTTTCCGCACGAACAGAGAGTACGGTATCGGCGGACGTTCACGGTGATAGGTTCGTCGCGATCTGGTCTCGTCAATGTCTTAGTGTGCGACTCTTCACCAAGAATGATCAAGTGTCCCTTCACACGGTGCTTCCCTTCTTCCAAGAGTTCGTGATAACGGTCACTCTGCAGGTGGTCGAGTCTGTCAGCAATGTGACGCAGCACGTTCGCTATTCTGTCATTTTTCATGGTCTGTATGTCCGTTTTGTGGTCGTCGGCACGTAGTGTCGGCAGACCTTTTGTGTCATTTTGTGCTCGTCGCTGTGCGACTCGAAGACCTACTCCCTCTGGCAGTAGGTCGACCTCACGATACCCTACTGTTTTAGTAAGGTATTAGTGTAGCACATTGCGTGTTTTATGTGGGTTTGACGATGAAGAGGTAAATAGTACTTGCGTGAAGAGGTCTGGGGTGGTATAGTGCATCCAGGAGTGGCAGGCATACAGAAAAGGATAGATGTTAAATGCATAAGTGGTGCTAGGCTAGCAGATACCTAGCAGGTGTTTTTTTGCGTTTTTTAGCGTTATAAAACAGCGACCTATCAGGTATAGCAGGTAATACGTGTGGAAATTTATAAAAAAAAATTTTTTTGTTTTTTGGCACTAGTGCTAATTGAGGAAGCCGAGGTGTATGTGCTTGATTTATAAGGCTAAAAAAGCTAAATTTTTTTCTGCTACCCATCTGATAGGTTGATAGGTTGAATCTACATGTTTTTAGCAGAGGTTTTATGGGTAAATTCAGGTGAAAAATGACGGTTTTAAGGGAAAAGAGCAAATAAATTTGTAAATCGCGCGCGAGTATGATATGATTTGTGTGTTGAATTATGATTTATAGGTGATAATATGTTTAATTGGGAAGATCTGAATCTGCCGGAATATGATACGGTCGAGGAAACCAAGAAAAGACTGGATGAGATCCATGTAAAAACTTTGGCCGATAAAGGGATTCCGACGAAGGTTGATAAGGGATCACCGGGATTTTCTCCGAGTTTGCAACAGGCGAGAGAGATTAGTGTGATGAGCGCACTGGGACTGGAAGCCAAAGAGATCGCGATGGTTCTCAATATCGAGGAAAAGCTGCTAAAGGCGTATTACACGAGAGAACTCTCTGTAAGCCATAAGATCAGCAATGTGATGGTCGCGCGCAAGGCACTGGAAATGGCGATGAGCGGACGGCATCCCGACATGACTAAGTTCTGGCTCAAGGCACAGGCCAAGTGGAAGGAGACGAGCGCCATCGAGCTGACTGGTAAGGACGGTGGTCCGGTTGAGGTCGGCAGTGCCCGTGACAAGCTGGCAAGGGCGATGGGCGTGGATGCTGCCGATGCGGCCACCAGTGCGTAACGGGCCCTGCGCCTACCCGGCCAAGTGCCCGTCTCCATATCGTCGAGGACTCGAGATGAGAGGAACCGGCCTAGGGTAGGCGCAGGTATTACCCGGCCCACTGCCTCTCCACTCGAGTCCGCCGAACATAAAAGTTCTGGTCGCAAAAAACCCCGCCTAGGCGGGGTTGATGTTGGTCAGTGTGACTTATTCGGCGGGCTTCTCACCAGCGACAACCCAGCCACACTTCACCGCCCAATTCATTTCCATGCTAGGCGTGATCAGGCGATTCGTTTTCGTGGTGAGCGCCTTGGTCGGCGCCTTCTGGAAGTATTCCTCAAACGAGGTGCAATTCCAGATATGCTCCCAGATTTCCCACTTGCCAGCGTCGCCGCCGAGAACCGAGGCGGATGTCGGCTTCTTGCCGATGTGATAAACGCCGGCCAGCTTGGAGCGCTTGGCGCCGCCAGCTTTCTTCGTGTTCGCGCCGGCCTTGCCGATGTCCAAGTCCAGATCGGGCAGGTGGTCAAACTCCACTTCCAGTGCGCCGTCGCGCCACAATTGTCCGTACTCGTCGTCGGTGCTGTCGTCCAGCTTCTTCATCAGCACGGTGCGCAGCTTGGCACAAGTGAGACCGGCCATCAGCTTGCTCGGCTTGCTGAGGTCCTGCGACATGAGCTTGTCCACGGCTTCCTCGCTATAGGCAAACAGCTTGACAGCCATCTCGCGCAGCATGGCACAAGTAACGGCCTCGGTAAGGATGGTGGTCTTGGTAACGATGATCGCTTGCATGATGTTGCTCCTGTATGGTTGGTTGAAGGACACTGCATCCCGCAGTGCCAGACTGAACAATAGCACACTTTCCAATGTGCGCAACATTTATTTGACGGATGTCGCACATATATTTTTATGGCCCGATAAATAATACTTATGACACCGGGCCATTACATATCGCGACGCGCTCACGTAGCACGAACCGTGCCAGCCGCTAGTGAAGCACGAACCGTGCCATGTCGCTAGAGAGCAAGGACCGTGCCAGTCGGCCGATGTCGGTGTCAAGCACGAACCGCGCCAGCGTCGTTCGCCCTCGTACCGAGGTCAACGGATCACCCCACGACCCCCCATCGGTCCCGTAACAATTAATCGACGACCAGCCGACACGCGTTCGAAAAATTTGAATGTTCACTGTTATCGGTGAAAAGTTAATCACAATCCGCTTTTTACACGCGAGCAAATAGCCTCACCTCAATTTTTGTGGTAAAATTTTTACGGTATGCCATTTACATACAACTCTTTAAGGATAGCAGATGTCTGACATAGACAATCGTTCAAAAAAAGAGAAGCTGGCGGACTTATCAGTCGAGGCCCGACTGGCGTTCCTTAGTTCTCTGACAGAAGCCGAGGCGGAAGCCCTCCTCTACGACTGGGACTTTAACGGTCGTCCGAAGCAACTCGAAGGAATGAAAGACCCGAGCTCATGGTTCGTGTGGCTCATTCTCGCAGGCCGAGGGTTCGGGAAGACTCGCACCGGAGCCGAGATGGTTCGCTACCAGATCGAGACATTGGGACGACGACGCATTGGCGTGATCTCACCGACGACGGCGGACCTCCGTGACGTTATTGTTGAAGGTGAGTCGGGCATTATCAACGTGTTCCCTCCTTGGAACCGCCCGATCTACGAACCGACGAAGCGACGCGTCACATGGCCGAACGGAGCCATTGCCTCATTGTATTCCGGTGAGGAACCGGAGCGCCTCCGCGGACCGCAGCACGACTTCTTGTGGATCGACGAGCTGGCCGGTTTCAGTAGCCCTGAGATCATGCAGCGTGCTTGGGACATGGCTATGTTCGGTCTCCGGCTCGGTAAGAACCCGCAGTGTATCGTGACGACGACCCCCAAGCCCGTCCCCCTTGTTCAAGACTTCTTGAAGTGGTCAAAGGACCCGGAGCGCCGGATACTGATCACAACTGGTTCAAGCTACGAGAACAAGAGCAACCTCGCCACAAGCTTCTTCAAGCAATTGGTCCAGTATGAGGGAACCGTACTCGGTCGGCAGGAAATCCACGCCGAAGTGATCAACATGGAAGAAATGGGAATCATCAAGAAATCTTGGTTCAAACTGTGGCCTGCGAACAAAGACCTCCCGTATTTTGACTATATCATCCAGAGCTACGACACAGCGTTCACGGAGAAGACTCACAACGACCCAACGGCGTGTCAGGTTTGGGGAGTGTTTCGGCCGGACAGTGAGAGTCCTCATTGTGTCATGCTTCTGGATTGTTGGACGGATCACATGAAGTACCCGGACTTGCGGGAGAAGGTGGAGAATGACTTTAAGAAGGTCCGGTACGGGGGGAACGAGAACAACCCTCACGACAAGGGGCAGGCGGCGGACATTTGTTTGATCGAAGAGAAAGGCTCCGGGATCACACTGATCCAGGACTTGGGCAGAGCTGGTATCCCTGTTCGGGCGTACAATCCCGGCCGGATGGATAAAGTGCAACGCCTTCACGCTGTATCTCATCTGGTGGCGAACGGGCGGTGCTACATCCCCGAGAGCACGAAAGTCTCCGGCGAGTTCCGCACATGGGCGACCGACTTCCTCACGGAAATCTGCGTCTTCCCCAATTCCTTGCATGACGACCAAGTGGACGTGTTCTCTCAAGCCCTCGCCCTCCTGCGCGACCAGACTTGGCTGTCGGTAGACGAGCCTGAATACGAAGAAGAGTACGCCGACACACCGAAAAAGAAACGGAGCAACCCCTATGCAATCTGAAGTTTGCAATTCGTAACCCCTGTGTGTTACCCTTGCGCCCAGCGAGGCGCAAACGGAGAGTGACATGGGTAACGGGTTGAGTTTTCAGACGAACAGGGCTTTGCGTGAAAGCGACCTACGGGCTGACCCTGTCAAGGAAGTCGCCCCCGTACCCGAGGTCGGCGCACTAC